AAGAATTTTTTATGTTGATGTAGGTAACATGCCTGCACACATGGCAATGAGTTTTGTTGAAAAAGTTAAAAATGAAATACAGCAAAGACGTATTCCTAGTTCAACAGGAGGAGGAACTAGTGTAATTGATGCAAGTTATAATCCACTTTCGACAAACGAAGATTACTTCTTCCCACAAACTGCTGAAGGTAGAGGTTCTAAAGTTGAAACACTACCGGGTGGAACTAACCTAGGTGAAATTACCGATCTACGTTATTTTACAAACAAATTATTCCGTGCATTAAGAATTCCTGCTTCTTACTTGCCAACAGCAATTGACGAACAACCTAATACTGTTGCAGATGGTAAAGTTGGCACAGCATACATTCAAGAATTAAGGTTTAACAAATACTGCGAAAGATTACAAAGTAACATTGTTGAGTCTTTTGACTTAGAATTTAAGTTATGGTTAGATGCAAATGGATACAATATAGATCCAAGTCTATTTGAACTTAAATTTTTACCTCCACAAAACTTTGCAGCATATAGACAAGCAGAACTTGATACTACTCGTGCTAATTTATTTGGAGCACTTGGACAAGTTCCACATCTATCAAAACGTTTTGCTATGAAACGTTATCTTGGTTTATCAGAAGAAGAAATCAAAGAAAACGAAAGACTGTGGAAAGAAGAAAATGCAGACAATTTAACTTCTCCATCAACAGATGCAGCAGGTGAATTGAGAAGTGCAGGAATAACACCTAGCAACATGGAAGCAGATGCTGCTACCCAAGATGCAGAAGTTCCAGCAGACGCAGCCGCAGCGGCTGAACAGCCAGATGCAGGAGGTGCTGAAGCGGCAGAAACGCCTGCTCAGTAATAAATACAGTATGCTTTTAAAAGAATTTTTATATTTTAATGATGACACAAATGACTTTGCCGTTGATCGAAGATACAACAACAGCAATGACACGTCTGTTGTTGATTATAAAGATACAAGAAAAGTAAAGTTAACTCTCCGAGAAATTAATCAACTGAGAATCCAAGCAGAAGCACACGAAGCAGAGCACCAAAGTGAACTAGGTTTTATTAAGCAAATGTATGGAACTACAGTTGAGCAAGAAGAATAAAAACAAGTATACAGATACAGCGTTTGTGCTAGGCAACGGAAAAAGTCGCCTATGTGTAGACATGCCTAAATTGTTACCTCTTGGAACAGTCTATGGTTGTAACGCTCAATACAGAGAATTTGATCCACATTACCTTGTTGCAGTTGATGTAAAAATGGTAAACGAGCTCGTAGACTCTGGTTATGTTACAAAAGGCACAGTATGGACAAATCCTAATAGAGGTGTCAAAAACAAAACCCATGTAAATTTCTTTAACCCACATAAGGGCTGGTCAAGTGGACCTACAGCATTATGGTTTGCAGCATCGCAAGGACATAAAAGCATATATATTTTTGGTTTCGATTATCAAGGTTTACACGGTAAATTTAACAATGTTTATGCAGATACGCACAACTATAAAAAAAGCAGCGATTCTGCTACGTTTTTTGGTAACTGGTTATCTCAGACAGAAAAAGTAATAAAAGAGTTCAAACACACTAAATTTTACAGGATTATAGGGCATGGAGCAATGATTCCTGACAAATTAGGCCCGCAATACAGCAATTTAAAACACATTTCCTTTGAAGATTTTAACGAAACCTTCGAGGGCACTATATATCCAAACAAAATGAGTCAAAAAACTACCATTTAACCCGGTTTTTATAAGTAAAATGTAAATACATTACGAACAGCCTTACCAATTATAAAGGAGAATACAAAATGGCCGACAAAACTACACTAGAACAAATGCTTGAGCATTTAGTAAATGACGAAACTGCAAAAGCAGAAGAGTTATTCCACGAATATGTGGTAACAAAATCAAGAGAAATTTACGAAAACCTTATTGAAGAAGAAGTAAAAGACGAGGAAGTTGACGAAGCATCTGAAGAAAAAGATGAAGATAAAGTTGACGAAGCGTCTAAAGACGAAGATAAGGAAGAAGATAAAGTTGACGAAGCATCAGACGAATCATCAGATGACGAAGAAGTTAAAGAAGATTCAAAAGATGAAGAAGTTGACGAAGAATTTGAAGAAGTTGCTGTAGAAGCAGACGACGAAATGGACATGGGTGGCGATGCTACTGATGATCTTGAATCAGATTTAGAAGGCGGAGACGAAGAAGGTGAAAAAGAACCTGAAGAGTTATTCCAAGATTTAGATTCAATTGTTGACGAACTACAAGCAAAATTCGACGAAATCAAAGGCGAAGAAGGTGATGACGCTGGAGAAGAAATGGGCGACGAAGAAGAAAAAGAAGAAATGTTTGCTCCAGAATCTTCAGAAGAAGCAGTTGCTGAGCCAAAAGACGAATTAGAAACAATGCGCGAATATGTTGAAAAAGTAGCAGGCGGACACGGTGCTGAAACAAAAGGCTCTGCAGAAGGTGCTGACAACAAGAAAAGCGTAGTTGACAATATGAAGAATGACATGGGTGGAACAAGTGCAAACATCGTAGCAGGTGGCGAAGAGTCAGGCAAAAATGACGGTGGTTTAGCAGATATTACACCTAAAGAAGATAATGCAGGAAACGTAAACGTTCCAGGTGCTAAAGGCGCAACTAAGATGTCCCCAGAAAAAGGACATGGTGCTGAGAAGAAAGGCGCTGCTGAGAACGCTGATAACAAGCAATCAATTTTCCGTGGTCGTAGATAATAGAGGAGACTAAGGTTGAAAACTAACCTACAAGAACATCTGAGCTTCGATCAGGCTAAAATCGTCCTTGAGCGTGATGAAGGCGAAGGTAAAACATTACATTTGAGTGGCATCTGCATTCAAGGTGACATTCGTAATGCTAACCAGCGTGTTTATTCTTCAAAAGAAATTGATAGGGCTGTCAAGACGCTCAACGAACAGATTTCTGGGGGGTATTCAGTGCTAGGTGAAGTTGATCATCCTCAAGATTTGCGTATCAACCTCGACCGTGTATCACACATGATTACAAAAATGTGGATGGACGGTCCTAACGGCTACGGAAAACTTAAAATGCTTCCAACTCCAATGGGTCAATTAGTAACGACCATGTTGGAGTCGGGAGTGAAACTAGGAGTTTCTAGTCGTGGATCAGGCGAAGTAGATCCAAGTGGTAACGTTCAAGGGTTTGAAATTATCACTGTGGATGTGGTAGCACAACCAAGTGCACCGGGCGCCTATCCAACACCAGTTTATGAACACCTTATGAACAATACAGGTGGTTACGAGGCATTTAAAGTAGCACAAGAAGTCCAAGGCGACACACAGGCACAACGATACATAGCAGAGAGTCTGAAGAAAATTATTCAGGGTCTTAAATCTTAAGGAGAATCACAATGCTAGACTTTGTAAAACAATTGTTTGAAAATAACGTGATTTCCGAGGAAACTAAGTCGGAGATTGAATCCGCTTGGGAAACTGCTGTTCAAGAAAACCGCGACACAATCTCTACACAATTACGTGAAGAATTTGCAACGAAATATGAGCACGATAAGACCGCAATGGTTGAAGCAGTAGAAAAGATGCTTTCAGACAGAATTACTGCTGAACTATCTGAGTTTGCTGAAGACCGCCAGGGACTTATTGAGGCTAGAGCCAAGTATGCTAAGAAAATGAAGAAAGATTCCGCAGCAATGGAATCGTTCATTCTTAACAACCTTAAAAAGGAACTAGGTGAACTGCGCGAAGATCGTAAGAATGTAGCAGGCAATGTTGCCAAACTAGAATCTTTTATTGTGAATTCATTGGCGAAAGAAATCGCAGAATTCCATGCTGATAAGAAAGACTTAGCAGAAACAAAAGTTAAACTTGTTAGAGATAGCAAGGCTAAATTTGAAACTGTTAAGAAAGACTTTATTGCGAAAGCATCAGCAGCAATTCAGGAAACAGTCTCTAAGGGATTGCGTTCTGAAATGACCCAACTAAAAGAGGATATTGAGGCAGCTCGCAAGAATGATTTTGGTCGCAGAATTTTTGAAAGTTTTGCAAGCGAATATGCAACTAGCCATCTAAATGAAAAATCCGAAACGGCTAAACTTCTTAAAGTTGTAAAACAGAAAGAAGAAGCAGTTAAGGAAGCAGAAGCCAAAGCGGCTGAAGCAGAGAAACTAGTTGAAAGCAAAGATGCTGAAATTGCCCAAATGAATGACTCAGCGCAGAGAAAGGAAGTTATGTCTGAATTGATGCAACCACTTTCTAAGGACAAGCGCGAAGTTATGGGTGAACTTTTAGAATCAGTGCAGACCAATAAATTACACGCAGCCTTTGACAAGTATATTACAGCCGTTATGGAAGGTAATGTACCTAAGAAGGAAAAGGTAGCGT